CCTCTGGCTAATAATCGCGAGTATCCGTCGATTATTAGAAGGGTTTGCCACTCGTTCAACTCTCCTTTGTTTCACCTACGCAACCTTTGTCACGCAGGCCGTGATTAACTACTCCGACTAGGGCTCCCCTCGGAGGGTCACCGCACAGACGAGCCGAGCCTAAGCCCCTATTGGGCGGGCGCCAACTTAATGGTCTTACTGTCTGAACCCTGGCGTGCTGTGCATCCATGCGTTACCCCTCCTAGGCAGCTACCCAGTCCTCTGTTGAGCAGAAGGACGTGCGAGTATCCGTTATCATTTCCTCACGTTTCCACGCCGGTGAGCCGCGCGAACAAGCGCCTCCCCCTTTCCTTTGTCTGCCCGAAGGCGAGATGCCACACTCCTTGCATCTCCACTTTCCGCTCTCGACCCTCGTAATCAGCTGGCAGGAACCACTTTTTACGACGCTTAGGGGTCAAGAGCTCCTTTTCTTTCTCCCACAACCCTTTGGGCCTGTAACTCAGGGCGCTTTGGTATCGGCGAATAGTCTTCATTCTTAAAGAGTTGATAAAAACTCTCGGAGACGACTGCTGATTTGTCCTGCGTCCTTTGTTAAAGAGGAGCTCGTAAAGAGCTATCCTCTCCTCATACGTCGTTTCTTCGGAAACTTGTATGAGGCGGTCATCCAAGGGTACACTACGGGGCGGAGGTAATTGTCGACACCACCGCTGGGTACGGATCTGTTTGTAAACGTTGGGAATCCATGACGGCATCCCAAGATCCTCCATGCGGACGTGGTGCTTCTTACAGATACCGCTACGACTAAAGGCGTCCATCCACTTAGGACCTGCTGTAATGCAGGCAGTGGCCAAATGACGTAGTCCGTCGACGGTATAGACCTCGCCCCCCCCCCTCCGCAGGCTCTGGACCTCCTTCCAGACTTTTCCTTTTCTTAAAAAAGTTGTCGAGTTGATCTCGGCAACTGCCTGGGAGACACAAGTCTTCTGGGCGTTAATTCTAAACCCAACGGGGTAACGGTTCAGAACGTCCCTGCTTGTGCTCGAAATCAGGCAATCGTCACCATTGACCAGAATCGACGACTCGGACCCTCTGACTGCCCATTTCGCGGCGCAGTAGCTTGTCAAGCAGAGGAGTGGAAAAGAGAGGTAGGTGCCCATCATCTGCCCGAACGTCACTGGCGAACCGCGTACCGTAGGGTACAACGACTCGCAGGCGAGTTGTTTCACACGACCGGGGATCGATGTGGCCCGCGACAGGATTGTACCAAGCAGTGCTTCGGTAACATCCAAGCGTAACCCATCGGTTGCTCCCACCAAGTCCACGGAGGTTTGCCATTCGTAACGGCAAACGCGCTTAATCCGTGAGCTTTTAGGTGGCCCTTTTAAAAGCCATCCTGTCTTAGACAGTCTATCATAAATGGCTTTGTGAAGGGGGCCAAGGAGGTCGTACTCGACGGAAGGTATACCCAGAGGGCGCACCTTCCCGGCACTAGGAACCTCCTTATAGCGGAGCTGGAATCTGCCTTTAACAGAAGAAGGCATTCGACCTCGTCTCGTGGCGACCTGGTACTCAGTTCTGTTACTGTTACTGGCCCACCAGCCAGAGCCCGTTGTAAGCGGCTCGCTCCTTGCGGAGGCTGATGGTACAAAACTTTCACAGAAACTGGTGTAGTTCCGGTCCCAACCGACGGGGAAGAAGCGTCGACACTGTCTTCTGCAGAATTCCCGGAAGTGGGGGGTGGCCTCAGGGGGCGTGGCTTGGCAGGCGTTGGCCTTCCACGCAGGGAACCCTGAGGGGGGGGGGTGTTTCTCGCAAGTGAGATTTGGGAGCGCGCGTTTAATAGACGATACTGACTGAGCAAAGAGCCATCTATCGTAGCGCCCCAACCTTACGAGGTGAGGGAAAGGGCCGTCCCAACCGAGCTGGGCTCGGGGGAACGGCAAGGGGAAAGGTTTCTCCCCGGGGGGAGAAAGGAGATGAAGGAGATACTTGCCAAGATCGGCGGGTCCAAGGTCCGGTAGCTCACCTTTTGCCAGGTGAAAGCGAATCCGAACGACCTTCAGGCCCGACCTTATGGTCTCCTTCGTACGACGCTCGTTGACCGAGCAAGTACATCGTACATTGGTACGATGCTCGCTGGTCGAGCGTTGTACGGTTGGAGAGGGCACCGTCGCCGGTTTTATCCCTCCCGACCATCGTGCTGGTTCACGACAATGTACCATAACCGCAAAGTTTCGTCGTTAGACTTCGGAGCGGTATAGCACAGGTATTTTGCGCAGGTCGCAAAATAGCC